CAATAACTGGAACGATTCGGATGACATCCCTCCCCGTAGGCTTTCCGAGGTCGTCCTCTCCGATGTTCCTATTGCCGTTAAAAATGGCGAAACGAAGGCCCTTATCCTTGCTCTCAAGCATGAATTTTTCAAAGCCAGCAAACTGTTTGAAATAACCAATGATGTCGCGCCAGCCTGCACCTGTCGTGATGCGATGCTCGCGTTTGCCGGTGATTTCAGCTAGCTGCTTGGAAACAATCACCGTTTGCATTTTCTCAGGCAACTGCGACATTTTTCCTCCGGAAATAAAAAACCGCCCGTAGGCGGCTTGAATATTTGTTTGGATATCAGGATGTTTTATTACCCGAGCAGATAAGAAAAATCTCATCCATGAAACCGCTTAGGGCGCAGCAGTCTGCTGACTTGGGCTCGCTGGCACAGCCTCCATATAGGCCTTAATACAAATACGCTTGGCCTTTTTCACAAAGTCCTCGAGATCGCTCCGTTTCTCTGCAGCAGTGTTTCGCGCAGGATATGTGAGCACCAATTTCTTCAAAATGTCCCGCATGCCGAGCCTCGCTTCTGAAGGCGCACCATATTGATCATTTTGGTAGCGAGGCGGCTCATTTGATTGCCTAGCCAGCATTATCTCCCCTGCTTCGAGAGCGAATTGATTGCAATGGTCGATCTCACCATGGCTGAAGACGATCGTCTTGCCGTCATCGGTCCAGGCCTGTGCCGATAATGGTCCGAGCAGGCAAATGCAAGCCAGCGCGATAATCTGAAGATTGTTAAGCATTGCAGGCCATCATCCGAAAAAACTGAGGTTATCACTCACCTGTTAAGGCAACCAGCATGGACGACACTCAATATGCAGGTGCGTTTTTGTGGACGCATGCTCGCAAGTCTCGCCCCCCCGGGCGCAACACCCAGCCTTTTCACTTTCATTTACTGGCTCATGAGCTTAAGCAGTTGCGCGGGCTCAACTGGCTGTGGACGCCTCATTGTGCCGCCAATAGCTCACCGTCACTTCAGACCAGTACCCGCCGTACACATCCCGCTTGCTGTCGCGGTTGTAGAGGTGATGAAGAATCGATCCGGGCGCCGGGTAGTGCTCTGGCTCACTCCTCAGTATACCGTCGGCCAGGTATATCCCCGCGTGGTTGGGCACCGGTGAACGGATCTGCATCAGCACGATGTCGCCATGCTGTGGCGCGGGTACTTTTTCGAAGCCAGCCGCGGGCAAATTTTCGAGGTAGAGATTGCCACCCTTATCCCACCAACCGTCTTCCCGCTCATAGCTGCCAAGATCGATACCCATCTCCCGACGGTAAAAATCCAGGATGATGCTGAGACAATCATGCACACCGTGCACAAACTTGCGGCCAATCAGAGGTGCCTGATACCCAACCGGCGCGAAGCTCATCAAATTCCCAGCCCGCACCACATCGTCATCACCTTTTCGCACTTCGAGAATGTGCCAGGGCAAGCCCGACGCTTCGCAGGAGACGCGATCAGCCTCACTCGGGGTGGCCGGGTAATCGGGGTGGCTGTGTACAACGGCGAGAATTTCTCCCTTGTCCTCAGCGGCTGCGTAATCCTCGGGCGCCAAGCGGAAATGCTCGTTCGGCGTCGAGGCGATGTTGCGGCATGGAATGTAGATCTCTTTCCGACTTACCCTCACCAACAGCCCACACGCCTCGCGCGGATACTCGTCGATGGCGTGTGCCTCGATTGCCGCTCTGTTTGCTTTGTTCATAGATCATGTCCGGAGGAGCCCCGCAGCGGGGAAAGAGCCATACGGGAGGGGGTTATTTTCGCCGAAACGTAGCTTGCAGCTGGTCAGGCGACCGCCGCACTTATCCTTGGCTGCGTCAGTGACGATGACATCGTTCTCGTCTGCAACGGGTGGTCCGTTGTAGCCGCAATACGGACCTCGGTACCCGCCACAGGAAAGCCACCAGCACACGTTGGCTACGATCTGTCGCCGAGGCAGTTGGACACCAGCGAAATCCAGGGCCGTCGCCAGTTCGAACTGGACGACTTCGTTGTCCTCCGCAGCCTTGCGCTCGACATACCAAATATCTGGTGGCAGTTCTTCCTCTGGGTCCGCTTCGGGCTGCCCATCGAGATACTTGCCCAGAGTTCGATGGCGAATCAGTTTCGCGCCGACGAGATCATCGAAATACAAAACCAGCGCAGTGATAAAGCCGCCAACGTTGCCCACGGAAAGAGTCGGCGTCGGTTGCGTCCCCTGCCCTGTCATCTCGAAGCCTTCAGCTTTAATCGGCCAAGGCGAATACTCTTTGCCCTGCCAAAATATTGAGGATTGCTGTGGGTATCCATGGAAGCGGTAAAGCTCGGCGCCCAGCATCGTTGCGTCGAGCTCAAAAAGCTCTACCCACGCGCCAGGCTCCAGCGTCTGGATATCTGCCGTAATCGGCATGGAGTTCCCCTCAGATAAAAATCAAATGTGGCGTTAAGCGAGATCAGTTAGGCCGTTTTGGGCGCTTTGCTTCGTCAGGGAAGTCAGGGTGCCCTTCCTTCCAGGCCCTGAGCGCGATTCGATAATCTCGCCATTGGCGATCTGTCCCAGGCAAGGCGGCAGGGTCAGAGTCTTCAAGCATCACGAGCTGTTCGGCTACAACGACCATCTCGGACGATGTCCAATCCGCTTCCCTTTTCATCCAGATCTCTAGCAATGTCCTATCAGAGATAACCCACTCGCCTTTCTCCGATGCGGTGTAAAGCAGAGTATTCTCGTCATCGGGACGCTGACCATTCATTTGAATCCAACCATTAGGGCAGTCCCCGCCCACCTGTTGAAAATTGCTGCCAATCTCAGCGTAAACGCACAAGGTCATGCATGTACTCTCCAGACTTTTAAACGACAAGTCGCGGATGTCAGTCCTGTGGCTGTCTGTCCAAAGGGGTCGCCACTGCCGTGGGATGTGTAACCAACTCGGCTCGCCCCCGTCTGAACGACCAAGGTGTTCAAGTCCAGTTGTGAGCCCTTGGTGCCGTAGCCGCCAGAGCTATAGAACCAACCAGCATCGCCCCACTTGCCTCCTATCAGGATCTCCGCCTGTACGATAACTTCATGCCCAGGGAAGGGGTTGGCTACCGTGTAACGGCTATTGATTGTCACCGTTGCGGGAGCCGCTTCTGTTCCGCCGTTCGGGTAGGCATAGGCAAATCCCACAGTCGCGTCAGTAATGGTCAATCTCCAAGCGCTCCAGGCAGCTACGTACCTGGATCGCACGTATTGCTCACCGGTGTTATACACGGTGTATGTCTGAGTGGTGATGCTACTTCCAAGCTGTACGCTGATAAGTGATCCTGCGGCTGCGACAGGGTAATTCAGGGCCAACGTCGCGTTAGCGTTCGCCTGCTGCATGTAGAAGCCAGTAGCCTGAATATTGTTTAGGTTCGTCCCGGTAGGAAGGTTGATCGCCGAGTTGATGCCAAGTGCGGCTTGTGCGGCCGCGAGCGTAGTTGCCCCTGTACCGCCCTGGGCAATCGAGAGCGCAGTGGTTAGTCCTGACAACGACGTGATATCGCTGTTGGCCCCTTTCGCGGCCTTATTCCCAAGCGCGGCTACTGCATCGCTGATTTGCCGTTGCAGCTTCCCAATGGCAGCAAGGATGGTATCCGTTGCAGCCACTACCGCCGGGTTTGTAGTGAGGAGTCCGGTGAGGACGCTCGCAACGGTTCTGGCATTGGTCCAATATTTATTGACGCTACCCTCCGGGACGGCATCGGTGGAGCCAGGCGATGCCGAAAGCAGAATGTATTGGGTGCCGCTCCAGCGATATTGGCCATTGGTTTCAGCGGCGACATAGATTTTCCCTGTCTCGCCGGTAACGGGAAAAGCCGACTCGCTTTCGAACTCCAGCACGTCATCCACGTAACTAGGCAATTGACTGGCAGGGACGGTGCCGCTGGCATCTAAAGTAGCAACCCCATTAGGTTGGCCCTTTTCCGCCCCGGCAACGGCTGCGTCAGCTATGGCCTTTGCGTCCGCTGCTGCTTCCGCAGCGAGCGAGGCTGTCTCACCCGCTTTATCAGCGGCCAGCTGTGCAGCAGTTGTCCGAACATCAAGTTCTGCAAAATTGGAATTGATGGTCTCCCCGCCCGAGCGGAGACTCTGACCTGTCCCGTCGTTAGCGCCTCCACCGATGTTGATCGGGACAATGCTCATGGGTGAAATGCCTGTTCAAAAGTTGCGGCCAACCGGTAAACACCACCGCCTGCATGCCGAGGTTGATACTCGTTGCACCGGACCAGCAACGACTCCCCGAAAGGCTCCGTCCAGCTAAAAGCCATAGCGCCTTTA